CGTATAAGTTTTAATTAACTTATATTTGTTTCGGGGGAGTTTTTCTTTCTAGTTCCCTTTCGGTAGTTTTCTTCCCCGAGACACCTCAAAAAAAATATGGACAAGAAAATTACAGACATAGACCAAGAGATAGAGAAAAAAATTATTGATGATCGCCAAAAAGATTATGGTAATTATCAAGAGAACTTTATTATGTTAGCCGAAATGTTTACGATTGTTTTAGCAAACAGTTTAAAAAAAAGAATTAAACCACACCAAGTAGGTCAATTAATGATGGCATTAAAACTATACAGATCAACAAGAAATTTTAAAGCCGACAATTATACAGATTTAAGTATATATAACAAGATGACTAAAGAGATACACAAAAAAGAGGTTGCCAAAAAGGATAAAGTATGACAAAGTTTAAAAGAATTATTAATGGTGAATGTCATTTTACAATGATTGAACTATTTGATGATGCAAAGAAAGCTGCAGATGTGTCCAATGAAGGAGAACCTGTAGAATGTAAAATTGATAATTTGAGGATTGATTTTACAATAGTAAAAAAGGAGAATGATGAACGAGATAAAAACTCGTCTGCAAAAGTACAGGGATCTTCAAGCGAAGAAACACGAGAAGTACCTGGAAGCAAAGCAGAAGGTTAATAAGTATCAGAAAGATTCTTATAGATTGCTTTGGAAGATAGAGCAGACAAAAGAACAATTGATGACATCTATTTAGTTATTAATTGATTATTAAAAAAAACTGAAGGAAAGCGTAGGGGATCTATGACCAAAAATAAAGTGTTTAGTGAAATTAAACTTGCTATGAGAGCAGGACATTATCGTGATTTAACTTTTAAAGAAAAAAAAATATACAAGAACGCATTTAAGAATGGTTACAAGTTAGCCAAGATACATTGTAAAAAAAGAAGTCCAGAGTTTTATAAGCCAAGAAGAATTGTTAATTATTCTTTTGCCAAACCCAGTGCAAGAATTGTTGATAGTATTATTAATAGAATTTGTATTCGTTATGAAGTACATAAAAAAAGTTTAATGGCTAAAGTTAGAACACAAGATATAGTTAGAGCAAGAAACATTATTCACAACATCTTGTATGAAAAATATAATATGAACCTTACAGATATAGGTAGATATTTCGGACAAGATCATACTACAGTTTTACATTCAATAGAAATGAAAAAAGATAAACGAAGATTTTGGGATGCTGGTCAAACCATTTGGCAAGAATACCAAGATTTAAAAGAAACTATTTTTTAAATCCAGACAACATAGACTTGTAAGACTTTTTTGTAATAGTAGATTTCTTTTTAGTTCTACTTGTACCGGCTTTCTTACGTTTGTTTATATTGTAGTACAAACCTTTTTTAGCCATCTTACCAGATTTTGTTTTGTGATAACCCGGCATTATTTTTTCTTTTTAGATTTAGAGTTCATTATTTTTTTCTTCAAAGCTGAAGGCAAAGTTTTTTGCTTTGCTGTTAGTTTGCTTTTACCTTTTGATTTACCATACATAATTATTCTCCTTTTGTTGTTTAAGTTTTAACATACAATAGTTGTCAAAACAACTACCATCTTTACCATCATGGCAAAAATATTGTTTGTTAGCTGTAACAATCCAGCCACCTTCATCATTCATTAGTTGTTTATTACAAGTTTCGCAGTAGCCACATATTAAAGATTGATGTTTGGGTTTTACCCATGTTTTCTTTTTTATCGGCACTTCCACCTACGTCTTGCTTGTCTTATTCTTGAGTTAGGATCGTTTCTTGTTTTAGCTGATGATCTTTTAAGTTGTCCAGCTGATCTTGCACAATAACTTTTTCTACGTTTAGCATCTTTAGATCCCGGCTTAACTTTACCTGTTACTGCTGTCTTTAATTTTGATCCGGGATTAGCTTTTCTGTACCTTGCAACACCTTTGGCTGTCATACCAGCACCTTTTTTTGTAGGTCTGTAGTTTGCGTTTTTGCCTTTAGTTGTTTTTCTAATAGCCATAATTATTCTTTTACTATTTTTTTAATTGCTTTGCTACCATCAATGTTTTCTTCTAGTTCTGCTTTTACTTTACCACATTTATATTCAATGTTATCGTTGGAATCACGTTCAGCAACACGTTTACCTTTTAGGCAATCTGACATAGCAGGTTGTATTCTGTGTTCAGTTAGTTCACCTGCAACAAACATACAAAGAGCCACAACTGTGCTAATGACTGTTTCCATTTTGTCTTACCTTATCTTTTAAATCTTCAACATCAGCTAATGCTTTATCTAATTGATCTCTTAAAAATTGTATATTAACTTTGTTCGTCATGTTTTGTTCTTGAGTTAATTCTAATTTTTCTGTTGTTTTATACAAATCTTCTATCAACATATATTGTTCTTGATCGGTAGGAAGTTGTTCTGATTTTTTAAGTAGGTCTGCTTGGAATAATTCTCTTGATGTTTCTAATGATGTAAGTCTACTTGTTACTTCTGTGTATGCAAACACACCCATAGCCACAGCTACAACAATACCAATCATATTTTTTATTGGCATACTAACTGCTGTTTGATCTGATACTTTCATTTAGCAACCTTACCTTTGTTGATACCTTTTTTAATAATATAACTTTGTGTGCCATTAGCACCAGCTTCTACTTCTTTTTTAAGAAACTTAAATAAGTTCATTTCTTTTAATTTCTTTTCAGTAAGTTTTTTAAAAGATTCTATTACTTTGTTGTCTCTCATTTTCTTTTTCTTTTTTTTCTTAACAGTTTAACTCTTGATTGCCATAGCCATGAAGTGAACTTAACAGAGTAAGTTTCTAACCATGAAAACATATCATCTACTGCACTAAAAAATTTATAAAAAAATTTATCAATCATGTTGCCGGACCTCCACAAAGAGCTAACAAAGTCATCATTACTATAAGTAAACCTGTAAAGTAATAGTTCATCCTCTCTATCTCCATGGGTTTATTTTTATAAAATAATGCTAATAACCAGCAATGTAATAATAACTATTGACACTTCTTTGTGGTCTGTCCAGTAGTGCATAGCTTGAGCTTTAATTTTATCAATCATATATATCTCCTATAATTTGTATTATAAGATATTACTTACCCTGTCCACGATTTTTTGACTTGCCTTTTTGTCTCTTCTTACTTTTATTCATAGAAGATAGTTTAGGTCGTCTACCTATACTTGTTTTTTTTGGTATTCTTACGTGAGGTTGATCTGCTATATTGAACTTTACTCTTGCCATTTTTTCCTGTTTGTTGAGATAATAAACTTACTTTCTTATTATATTGTTGTGAATATGATGTAGATATATTTTTCATTTATATTTTTTTTCCCATATCTCTTTTTGAGTTAGTCCTACTTCATCTTTTTTACATTTTGATCCATGATCAATATCAGAAACATTTATTTCTTCAACTAAGGCATATCTATATATTTTAGATGATTCGTTATTCCATTGAAAATGTAAAAGAAATTTAGTATCTTCGTATTTATTTATTAATCTTGGATCAAAAGCAGCTATTGTCATTTTTTAAACTTTTTATTAGTCAATAAATTAGTAACAGATATTCCATAGTTTCCACCAACTACTATAAAAATTAAATATAAATATACTTCTGGAATATTCTTTAGTTGTTCAAAATAAAACTCTACTTTTTTTAACATAGCCATATCCCCATAGAAAGTAGCATAGGCTAGTATGCCTAGTGGTGCTAATATGAACGCACCTAATACTAAATCTAAAATTAATGAGCCATTTCTTTTAGCTCTCTCGTTACCAGTTTGCATTTCTTGTAAAGCTATTTGATGCTTACGTTCACTTTTCTCTGCTCGTTTAGTCATAAAACTTCCTACAGCTTTAGACCCTATTTTAAATAACAAATTATATGGTAACATATTAATCTTTCTTATCTTCTTCTAACTGTTTAATTTTAGTTAAAGCATCATCTAAATCTTTAGTACAAAACTCTAGCTTTTGCAAACACCTTTTGTTAGCTGCATCTTTAGATTTACCAGCATCTTCAAGCTCTGCTATCTGACCTTTTAGTATTCTAACTTGATCTTTATATTCATTAATTATATCCAATGAGTTATCATTTTGCATATATTATTTTTACCTTTAGTTTGATTTGTTCTTTAGTTCTACTTCTAGATATAAGTGAACCAATTCTTTTTCTTCTATAGCCATCTTTGGGTGTATAGTCTGTTTTTCTATAATTTTTTGATTTAACATCATAACCAGTATACTCACCTGTAGACATATTTAAAGTAACAATATCCACAGGACCAAGACCACCAAGAGGTGTAAATACAAGAATATTAGAATCTTTTGCTAGTTCCATTTGTGTTTTCATTTCGCTTATTAGACCAGTAATTGCTTTTTTTCTTCTAGCCATAAAGACCTTAAAGTTAAAGTTTTTGAAATAATATAACTATAATTGTAAACATCCCACCTATAATAGCTGACATAGCATAATACATGTGTCTTTTAATATCTTTAATCTCTAATTCTATATTGGTAATTTTTTGATGAGTTTGTTTTTGCATGATACGACAAAGTTTTTCGTGTGATTCTATTTTCTGTAATGCAATATTTTTAGACATTTTCTTTTTTTATCTCATTACAAAAATAAGTTATATATAATTTTTCTTCGTTAAATTTTTCTTCATATTGATTAACAATTTCAACAGTTGATAATGAACCAGCTTTAACGCAATCACTCCAAGAATTAAATTCTACTGTTGATACTGTTGTATTGTTACACATTCCATTTATTGCTGAGCAGATTGTATAAGCTAAAATAAATTTCATTATCTTGCAGTTGCTGGTACACCAGTTGATGTTACGAATGGATTTTCTGCAAATGCCATGTAGATGTATGTTGCACCAGATGTATTTATTTCTCCATTATTATTAACTACTTTAAAACCATTGGAATATAAATCGTATCTAACATTTGTTTGTTCAGCATTAGATAAATTTGGAAATAGTTGTTGATTTTTTTCATTATAACCTAATCTTTTATTATCACTAATTAACCAATTATCAGCACCACTAGATAGTTTATTCATTACAAAAGCTGGTTTAAATCCTGTATAAACAAATGTACCATCATTATTTCCATTCCCTGTATAGCTTCCAAATTTTGAGTAGCCTTTTTTCTCTGCGAATATATATGCTATGTATTTTTCTCCACTTTGATTAACTCCATTGTCTG